CAAATCCTAGTTGATAATGGTACGCCTATGGACGGCCAAGTCACTATGGTGCTAAATACAGCGGCTGGTACAAAGATGCGCAACCTTGCGACATTGCAAAAAGCAAACGAGGCTGGTGGTACTAACTTGTTACGACAAGGCGAATTGCTAGACCTTCAAGGCGTTAAGCTTAAAGAAAGTGCAGGCGTTGGTTTACATACCAAAGGCACAGGCACAGGCTACCTACAATCTGACGGTGGCACTTTGGCGATTGGCACCACATCCATTCCACTTGATACAGGATCAGGCACAGTCCTTGCGGGCGATGTCGTGACGTTCACAGGCGATACTAATAAGTATATCGTTGCTACTGGCGTGGCGGCCCCTGGAACAATCGTTCTTGCATCACCTGGCTTGCAGAAAACGCTTGCAAACAACGTGGCAATGACAATCGGCGCAACGTATACAGGCAATGTTGTATTCCATCGGAATGCTGTTGAGCTTGTGGCGCGTGTACCTAGTCAACCGCATGGCGGTGATGCTGCGGTTGATCGTATGACAATACAAGACCCGCATTCAGGTCTAGTCTATGAAATCGCGGCCTACAAAGGTTACGGCAAGGTTATGTTTGATGTGACGATGCTTTACGGTGTGAAAACTTGGAAGCAAGAATTTACGGCTGCATTGCTAGGCTAACTTTAGCGAAGGGCTGGGAAGCTGGCCCTTTTCATAAAGTTAGAGGTCTATCATGGCGAAAAATTATCCAACAAGAACAATACATGAGAGCGGGATAACTTACCCGCCTGAATTGCGTATCGCGCGTGGGGATATGCTTGGCCATAGCGTTGTGCATAAATTCGGGCATAATGAAGCCGTTGGCACATCATATGAAGCAATAGCGGCGGGCGGCATTTGGCGCACATTACAGCCTGCCAGCGCAACCACATTGAGGGTTAAAGCAGGCAACACCAATGACACCAACGGCGGCTCTGGGGCTTGGGAGATTGAGTTGCAGGGCATATCAGCCACGGGCGCACTGATCACCGAAACTGTCACGCTTGCGGGTACATCTGCAAGCACTGCCACAACTCAAACATTTATACGCCTAATACGCTTTTTTGTTACCAAGTCGGGTACATATGGCACACAGTCTGCGGGTTCTCATGCGGCTGCCATTGTGATTGAAAACGGGGCGGGTGGCACAGATTGGGCAACTATTCCCCTATCAGGTTTAGCACATGGTCAAAGTCAGGTGGCACTTTATACAGTTCCTTTGGGATATACAGCCTATTTACAAAACGTCCAAATTCAAATGGAAGGCAATAAACCTGTAGATTTCCTATTCATTAAGCGTGAAAATATACTTGACGCGTCTGCACCTTATTCGCCAATGCGGGTATTTATGGAATTGACGGGAATGGAAGTGCCTTCATCTATTCCGCTAAATACGCCAATTAAATTTGACGAATTAACTGATTTTGGGGCAATGGCAAAGGCGTCAACAACCGCAGAGGTATCAGTCGATATGGAAATCATTTTGGTGGAAAACTAATGGCATTAGACACAACAATCGGCGGATCATCATCTGACAGCTTTATCACGCTTGCGGCGTGGGAAACCTATGCAACCAACGCGGGTTGGACAACGGCGGGTACAGATGCAGAAAAAGAAGTGCATTTACGCGATGCTGTTAAGTATCTTGACCGTCATTATAAATGGGTTGGCATTCAGCAATATCAAACACAAACGCTATCTTGGCCACGACTAACAAATGTAACCGTTGACGGGTGGCCTATTGATCCTGACACAATCCCTGTTGATATTCAAAACGCGCAGGCAGAATTGGCTTGGCTTATTCATGAAGGGCTAAACCCAATGGCAACCGTCACAAGCGGGTCTGTTAAGATTAAAGAAGTTGCGGCTGGTTCGGTATCATCTAAGACAGAATACGCAGGCGGCGGGCGTGAAACCCCCCGTATCGTGGCGATTGAAGGGCTTGTAGCGGCTTATATTACACAAGGCGCAAGCCAAGTAAGGATGCAGCGCGGATGACTACGTTAAAAGAAATATCCAAGGAAGCTTTTGATAATGTTGCGGCTGATATTACTGACGTTGTTCTTGCCGCGTCTTTAGAATATGACACGCGCGGGCCATATAATGCGACTACGGGTACATCTGGGGTAAACGCTGTTACCACAATAACAGGCGGGCGGGCCGTGTTTGGCACATCGTCGGCAATCGCTAATGTATTTCCATCATATACTCAAGGTTCAGATGACGTACTAATTTCATTAGAAGGTTTTACAACCGTTCCTAAAATTGGGTGGCGTATTGTTGCCAATGGCACAAGAACAATTAAAGCCGTGGGTGATATTGTTGGGGCGGGTACGTTTTTCGATGTGGTGGCATCATGACAAACGCACGCACATTTGCAATAAAAATTGACAAGGCTTTTGATGACTTATTAGAAAAAGACTTCCTGCCATTTAAGCAAAAGATTGCAATGGAAGCATTGCAGCGCGTAACTAAAAAAATGCCAGTTGATACAGGCCGCGCAAAGGGTAACACGATTGTATCACTTGGTTCTATGGATAATGGGACGGTAGAAGTTGACGACAAAACCCCGCTAGGTTCGTATGGCGCGGCTGTTTGGAATGGCGTACCCATCATAGACGCTGACCGTGATCCGTTTGGAATGGTGTTTGTTCAAAACAACCTACCTTACATCAATAGATTGGAAAACGGGTATTCAATAAAGCAAGCCCCGCTTGGCATGTTTGCACTAACAGTTGCCGAATTGGAGGTAATGTTCTTATGAGCCTAGACGACGAAAGAAAAGAGATTGAAGGCATATATGCGGCGTCACCTATAGCAGGTGTTGCGTTTGGATATGCCGACCATGCGTTTGAACTGCAAGACGCCACTGTTGGGCCTTCAATACAGCTTACAATTCAATCAGGCGATAGCTTTCAGGCTGGGCTTGGTTCGCCTGGCACTAACCTTACCAGAACGGCGGGGATTGCGTTCTTTAAGATATGGACGGAGGGCGGCAATGGCATAGCGGAGGGCAATGGCCACGCGGAAACCATCATGTGCCTTTATAGAAATAAACACCCGAATAACATTAAATTCGGTATTCCCCACTTGGTTCCGATTGAAAATGAAGAGCCGCACACTATTCACCTTGTTTCGGTGCCTTATCGCCGTGATGATTTTAACGCTTAAAAAGGAGCATTTGAAATGACTATAGCAGAAGCAGACGGGATGCGCCTAGCGTATATCGCAGAAGCCACAGAAGGCACCACGCCAGCAACGCCAGCATTCCAAGTGCTGCGTTATACGAGCGAAAGCCTTTCGTCTGAAAAACAAACAGCCATAAGCGCAGAAATACGCGCAGATAAAAACGTGACAGACATTCTGCACACGGGTTTTTCTATCGGTGGTTCTGTCGATGGTGAATTGGTTGATGCCTCTTATGAGGATTTAATGGAGGCTGCACTACGCGGCACATGGTCAACAGACGCATTGATAAACGGCATTGACCGCAAGTCATTCACGTTTGAAAAGACAACAGAAGAAGGTGCCACAGATAGCTATATGCGCTATCGCGGGTGTTTCATTGATGGAATGCGCTTGGCTGTTGCAGAGGGCGGCATTGGCACGATTGGGTTTGATATTCTTGGCATGGGTGTCGATAGCGGCGCGGCTGCGATAATCACAGGTGCAACTTATGTGGCGGCTGGAACAGCGGCACCAATGACAGGCTCGGACATGGGTTCAATCGCAGTTGGTGGCATTAGCACGTTGAATGTAATCAAGGGCATTGATTTGACGATTGCAGGCAACAATCGGGAACAGCGAAAGCTAGGTTCAGATGATTTAGCGGGCGTTGCATTGGGCCGTATTGAGGTTTCTGGAACGCTTGATTTGTACTTTGAAGGCATTGAGGTTTATGACGCAATCATTGCACATGACACGGCGGCTTTGACGTTTCCTATTGGTTCGGTAACTGGTGAAAAGTATACAATCACAATTCCCAAAATGCGCCTTCTAACTGGTGATCCGATTTCAGGCGGTCAAGGTCAAGACGTTGCATTCAGTGTTGGCTTCCAAGGCTACTATGACAGCGGCATTGGTGGCACAATCCAAATTGATCGGAACGTGGCATAATGAAAGTCAAGGTATTAAAGGCGTTTGACGCTTACCCCAAAGGTAAAAAAACGCATTTCCCATTGGGTGATGCAGATATTCCGAGCGACCTTATTGATGAATGCAATCTGGTCAAAAATGGCTTGGTTAAGAAAACCCCAAAAGAAACAAAATAGAGTTTCTGTACAGAGAAAGTGGCAGGGTTTTTTGGGTAATCCTGCCACAACCCAAAAACGAAAGATAATAAAATGACTGATTTTCAAATTGACGGATATACACCAGCCGACCCACACATGGCGACAGAGGTGGGTGTTGAATTGAATTACTCAACCGAAGTTGGGCCGAATGTAATTGATTTTAACTTTCGCGCCAGATCAACAGGCAA